CCACCGTTATCAAAGCTGACTGTTGCTGCTCTGTCTGGGGCTACGCTAGTGTTGTTAGCTTGCAGCGTAGGCAGGCTTCCTGTAAAAGCAGATTGCTCCGTCCCGCCTACTACTAACTCAATCCTTAGCCCGCCAATGAGGAGTGATGCGCCGAACTGCTGAACAATCGTGTCGCCTTGAGCAACAACCTTGATTGTCTCGCTACTGTTGTTCGGGATGTCAAACTCTTTGAACGTGTAGAACTGACGACCTTCGTAAAAGCATGTGTCGCCTTCTGATACTTTAATACGGCGAGTATCTAGCTTCTTGCTGCTAAGCAGATCGCTTGGCCCGAATTGGTCGACGGTGTAAGTCATATTTTAAGGCTCGTTAGCTTCCTTTCGATCCTTGCGTCTCTTCTGTGCGTAGTACACTCGAAACGCTAGGCTGCCCGGTTTCGCGAACGTCCTCAGTCCGGGGAGTTCGGCGTTTGGGTTTACTTTTGGGTTCTGCTTTGGCATTCTTAGCAGCCTCTCGTTGCTCGCGCTTTACGCGCTGGAGTGTTTCAAAATCGACTGGCTTGTTTGGTTCTAAACCATCTTTATTAGCCATATCTAATAAAACCCCTTTATGTGTTAGGAGGCATGGCCCCTCCGAAGAGGGGCTAGCCTTTTACCAACTGCTTTAGTTGGTGACGAGGAACGCCAGCGGAATGTTCTTCCGCTCAATAACGCGATCCACGGTTCCGGCAGTAGCAAGCTCTGCCTGAGTGTAGCTGATGCCGTTGCTAGGCGTGCCAGTGGCCTTGAAGCCGAACGGATGGAGAACGTAGGTCTCGCGAACCCACAGAGTCTCAATACCGCCGCCGTTGCCCTGATCGGCATAACGCTCGATCTCAACAGGCACTTCAGGGCTGCCAACGCCAAAGCCAAATGCACCAGCGCCGAAGAGCACTGAGGTGTACTTGAAGCCGTCGGTGTCGCCTGCTTCGACGTTCATGCCGTCGTCAACGATAACGCGCAGACCGAGGTACGTTGGGATTACCAAGTTACCCTCTGAGTCTGGGATAAAGTCGATGTCGTCATTCTTGACCATCTGTGCATAAACAGCACTGTGGACAGAGATGGCGCTCAGCTCATCGTAACGGTCGCCAAGCGTGTTGGTGGCCTCTACGAAAGCGTCACGGTTGAACTTCGTACCTGCGTCTTGGTTAGCAATAGCATCGGCTGCTACGTCAACAACCATGTCGCCGCCGTCGTTAGCTACGTTGTCGGCGATGATGCCGTTGGTGGTAGCAACCAAACGACGCTGCCACTGGCGGGTGAAGTACGTATCGGTGCGGTTACGAACCTGATCGATAGCACGAGCACCCAGAGCAAGCTCTGAAGCCAGATCGGCTGACTGCCAACCTTGGTTGACAAAAGCCTTACGAGCAATCTGCTCACCCTGCACAACCTTCTGAGGGGTTGCAACGTTGCTTGGATCGTCGTCGCTGTAGTTTAGCTCGATTGAGCCGTCAAGGTCTTTCCAGAAAGGAAGTTCGGCAGTCTTACCAGCAGCGCTGGCAAGCTCATCAAGCAGGGCGTTACGAGTAACAACACCGCTGTCGTAGAAAGCCGTCTTTTCTGGGCCCATTTACCGGGGGAAGGTCCCGGAATACTGTGACATCAATGATGTCGCTTAGTCGAGTAGTAGCCATTATGAAAGTCTCCTATTATTGGCCGTAAAACTCATCTCGAAGACGCTGATACTCACTCGGGTTTTCCGCCCGTAGGGAACTGAGTTCTGCGCCCGTCATTTCGGAAAATGATTTCGTAGTGCTTACGGCCCCGCCGTTCTGTTGACCTGCGGCTCCGCCGCCTGTCGCCCCACTCCCATCGACTAGGAATGGGTATTTCTCTCTAAGGTGAGTCAGGATTTTCTCCTTGTCCACCGGCACACCGCCTAGTTCAAAAGTAACTCCGTCCTCTGAATACTTGGCGTACTGTGATGCTTTCTCTTGTAGCAGCTCTCCGCGAGCCGTGTCGCGGGTTAGTTCAGAAGCCAGCTTGACTGCCTCGCTCTGAATCGTCTGTGACTGGATGCGATGCTGGAACTCTTCGTACTTCTCCTGTAGTTCCCGCTTCGCTTCCTGCTCGCGCTCGTACAGCTCTCGGAACTGCTCCTTTTCCTTTAGACGCTCTTCTTCCTGTTGCTTCTGCTGCTCTTCTAGCTCTTTAGCCTTCTGAGTAGCAGACTTCTTCTCGCCTAGAAGTTCGTCTACCTTGTTCTTCAGCCCAGAGACTTGCTCATCAATCATCTTCTGGACTTCTTCCTGCGTGTAGGTCTTGCCAGACTCTTCAATGTCCTGCTTGACCTGATCCTCAGCCTGCTGCTGAATGCTCTCTTCTTCTGCCATATCTATAAGCCCCTAGCTTACTGTTGATTTCCGACCTCGGGCCGGGTTAGTCTGTTGGATCGGCTGCCTGCCAAGCCAACGGATTCTGGTCTCTTAGTTCTTGCAAACTGATCTCAGCGCCGTCTGCATCAATAAAATCCCTTGCATCAAGACCGCCCTGTTCAAACAGTTCGTACTTCGCTTCACCGTCTCGGTACTTGCGAAAGAACTCTCGCTTGAAGTCTGCGGGCTGCCCTCGAAGCCACCCACTGAAAGTCTTGTTGCTAGTAACCTGCTCTACGCCATCTGCGCCTACGGCTGGCCTGCTTCCTTCCATCCCTGATAGGACTGAACCTTCGCGCGGCACTGCTACTCGCAATGAACGGCAGTTGTAATGCAGTGGTGGCTTTGGCCCTATGCCTACTTCAAATATCTGTCCGTCTAGCCCTGAGCAAGTGGGGGTAGTCCTCGCGTCGAGTGTGGCTAAAAATTTCTCACCACCGATCTTGTCTTTATTCTCTTGGGCAAATTGGCTTCTGGCTACTCCGGCTGTATGGTTCACAGATGTCTGAACCATAGCCCTTGCCTGTGCCCTTGTGCGACCCCGCACCTTCTGACTGACTCTAGCGGTGATTTGATCTGTCGTGTCGCCAGCAATGAACCCAGCCGAGATGAGATTCTTAATCTCTTTCGTGTTGCTCTTGCTAAAAGTCTCAACTAACTGGTTGACCGTCATTGTCTGCTTGGTGGTGCCAATCAACATCTCTGCGGGTGTTGAAGTGACTGCAGCTTGGACTTTTTCTCTAGGAGGAACAGTTGTCTCTACATTCAACACTTGATCCAGCGTTTCCTTCTGGAACTCAATTTCTCCTTGAGTAAACTCGCTCAGACGCTCTGTAAGACGCTGTGATATATTTTCTCTGCCACCTTGCAGGATTGACTCAACTGATGCCAGTACAGTGCCTAAGCGCTTTCTCTGGAACTCTGTCGGTACTTCAGCAATGCGGTTATTGATGTCAACCCTTAGCTGCTCAAGCACTTCATCAAGCTCTCGGGAGATGCCTCGACCTGCCCTTTGCACCATGATCTGTCGCCGGGTTGCGGCGTCTGCTAGAAAGTCATCAGCAGACATGGCTAGATAATCGGCTGGTCAGCGTTTTCCCCATCAATGTCCTGATCTTCCATCTCTTCGGGGATGTGGATGCGTCCCTTGCGGATACTGTCTCGCTGGATAGACCGAGAGATAACGCCTACATCACCTAGCTGAATCAGCGCCATTAGCTGCTGTGCATCAAGGCTCTGCTCGAAGAAGTCAGTGTTAAGATCGTACTTGATCTCTTCTACGTTCTGGATGCCCATGAATCGGGCTGCATCCATCAGAGCGCCTGTGAAGCCGTATGAGGTGTTGTTGACCACCTGATCTAGGGTGCTGCTCTCTGCACTGGCATTGATCCGTGCAGCCTCTGCTGTCTCTCCGGGGCCACCGCGCTGGATGATCCTAGCGCCGATGCCGACCATCTCTTGTTCTTTGACTTCCTTGAGCTTGACTAAAAGGCTGCGCTCTTCTGGCTGTACAAGTTCGACACTGCCATTCTGGGTAATGATCCCCCTACGGCTGCCTAGCTGGACACCATTCGGATTCTGCTCTACAAACGTCTCGGGGTTAGTATCACCAATGTTAAGATGCAGAGTGGGCTGGCCAGAGATAAAGCCTGCCTCTTCAAGATCAGCATTGTTACGATAGTGTGCGATGTTAAGCACCGCTAGATCGTAAAGTGGCGCGTCGTCAATATCCGGTAGGTTGTTCTCGCTACCGATGACATACAGAGGAATGTGGTCAAACGGCGTACCGCCTGCCATACGAGGCACGAACTCTTCGCTCTTAGCTTTTCCACCATCATCGTACAACTGCTGCGTATATACGCCATCTCTAAGCCGGAGAACCCGGTAGTTCTTGACAACATCGTGGTCGAATTCGTTGGT